ATGGAACGGCACAACCATCTAGTCGTGGCTGAAGCCGATCACGAGCGTCGGCGCCCGGATACGGTGGATTCCGTCGCTGATGTCGATCGTCAGATCAAGCTCGACCTGACGCGCCATGTCCCAGTCCATGTTCCGCAGCACGTCCTCGACCGCCGGATCGATGCCGTTCGTACCGAACGCGTTGTCCAACTCTCGGTTTAGCCCGCGGCACGTTTGACTTCTTTACCGAACGCAGCCTTATATTGCGAGACCAGCCGACGAGCCTCGCTCGTGGGTTGGGCAAAGAAGGTTGCGAACCGTATCCACTGTAGGGAGCCACACTACAAGATCAGAGCCGATCACGGCTGCGCACAGTCCTTGCTTCGGCAAGGAAAACGAGCAGTTTAGACGATCATGGCCGATCACAGCAGAACACGACAGCGCGAGAATTTGGGGAAACCGTGGGGACACCGGCGGATTTCCCCATGCTGACCGATTTGGCATGCCGGACGGCCAAGGGCGCAGCCAAGGCATACCAGTTAAGCGACGCGCGCGGGCTCTACCTTTACGTGCTGCCCTCGGGCTCGCGATCGTGGCGCATGAAGTATCGCTTCGCCAACAAGGAGAAGCGGCTGGCGTTCGGCCTATACCCGGAGATTTCGCTGAAGGAAGCGCGGGAGCGCTGCGACGACGCGCGCAGACTGCTTCGCGACGGGATCGATCCGGACGTGGACAAGAAGCAACGCGCCGCGATTCGGGTGGCCGAGGTGGTGAACACGCTCGAGACGGTGACGCGACGCTGGCACACGATGCAGGCGAAGCATTGGGCGCCACGCTACGGTCGGCAGGTACTCGAGCGATTCGAGAACGACGTTTTTCCGGCGCTCGGTTCCCTGCCGATTTCGCAGGTCACGGTACCGCTGGTGCTTGGGGTGCTGAAGACGGTTCAGGATCGCGGCGCGGTCGAGCTCGCACATCGGCTGCGACAGCACCTGTCGGACGTTTTCGCGATGGCGATCGCGAACGGCATCGCGACGACCGATCCCGCGGCGGGCGTCCGCAAGTCGCTCGAGAAGGTCGTGAAAGGTCGGCGCCCTGCTGTGCTCGAGGTTCCGGCCGCCCGGATCGTGCTGCGCCGCGTGGAGGACGAACAGTCCTACCCCTCGACAAAGCTGGCCTCGCGCCTGCTGGCGCTGACGGCGGCACGTCCGGGCGTTGTCCGGCTGGCCGAGCCACGCGAGTTCGAGGGGCTCGACGGACCGGAGCCGATCTGGCGCGTGCCATCCGCCAAAATGAAGCTGACCGCCGTCCAGAAGCGCGATGTGACCTACGAGTTCATCGTGCCGCTGTCGCGGCAGGCGGTCGACGTGGTGAAGGTCGCACTGGCGGTTTGCGGGGATCGGACGGTGCTGTTCCCCAGCACGACCGGAACGCCGATCAGCGATTCGACGCTGAGCAAGGTCTACCGACAGGCTGGCTATGCGGGTCGACACGTCCCGCATGGTTGGCGCTCGACATTCTCGACGGTGATGAACGCGCTCGCCGCAATCCACAATCGCGTCGGCGATCGCGAGATCATCGACCTGATGCTCGCGCATATGGCTGCCGGCGTCGAGCCCATTTACAACCGCTATGCGTATCTGCCGCGCCGGCGCGAGCTCGCGCAGGAGTGGGCAGATCTGCTGATGGAGGGGGCGGCGCCGGCGATCACCCTCTTCGATGGGGAGCGGGGCACCTCGGAGCGCAATTTGCGGCGTCGACGCGCGTAAGCGGCGGTGCGCGATGAGCGCATCGGACCCGACCACGGCGCGTCAGGCGCGCCAGTTGACCAAAAAGCTCGCAGCCGAGCTCTCGGGCAAACAGCGTGGCCCCGATCGCGAGGTGCGGCGCCATAGCTTTGACGAGGAAAAGCCAGAGGCGAAGCCCTGGCGGCCGATCGGCGATGGAACACGCGATGGCGCGCTCGGCTGGATCGACTGCATGCTCGAGGTCGCGCGCGACTTCGACGACCTGGAGCGGCGCAAGGGCGGTGGGCGGCCGCTTGGCGCGAACGGCTTGGCCGTGCTCGAGATCCTGCTTGGCCGACGCGGCCGCAAGCGGATCCCCATCGACTTCAAGACAGGGCGGCTCTTCCCCGCGATCGACACGATCGCCGAGGCGGCGAACCTGTGCCGCGTTACCGTGGTGCGTGCCCTGGCACGCCTGCGCGCTCACGGCTTCCTGCGTTGGGTACGTCGCTCGCGGAAGACCGGCAAGGATGGCGAATTCGGCCCGCAGCGCGAGCAGACGAGCAACGCCTATTATTTCGACCCGGGCGCGCTCCCGAAGACGGTGCGGCAGCGGCTGCTGCAGCTATGGGATCGCAAGCTGGCGGCGATCGGAAAAAGGTACGGCGCCCCGCCCCCTACGCCTGACAGCCCTCCCCAGCCCGCCTATTCGCCTCTTCGCAAAGCACTGTCGGAGATGCGTTCTTCTTTCGACAACGCGAGTTTACCAAGTTCACCCGCTATCCCGGCTCAGGGGTAAGGATGAGGAATGAGATCGCCTTTTAGCGATCTCATGCGCCAGTTTGATGCTCCCCCAGGCCGTGACGGCCCGCCCCACTCACCCGACCGCCAAGACCCGGCTGTCGGAGCGAGGCGGCTTGCGCCGCCCCGGGCTTGGCGTGGGGGAGGATCACGATCCGTGCCAAACGGGTTCGGCCGATCGTCCAGCCGCGCCGTCGATCAGGCGGCGATCAGATCCGCGGCCCAGCGCTCGAGGACCGCGCGGCGCGGCCCCAACTGCACGCTACGGTTGTATGCCGCCTCCACCTTCGCCTCGTGGCCGTCGTCGCGCTTCAGCGTGTGGCCGAGCGCCCGGTCAATCACCTCGCGTTCCGCCGGCATCGCTTCGTTCATCACCGTCGAGAACGTCGCGCGCCAGCCGTGCGGGACATGCCGCCCGGCGTAGCCGGCGCGATCGTACAGGTCGCCGATCGCGCCCTCGGCGAATGGCAAATCGCCGCGCGCGCCGGGAAAGATGAGCTCGCCGCCGTTACCAATGGCACGCGTCGCGCGCAGGACTTCCACCGCCGCCGGCGCGAGCGGTACCAGATGATCGAATGCCGCGTCGGCCTTCTTGATCCGCGCCAGCTTCATGCGCGCCGCCGGCACGCGCCACACCGGCGCCGGCCCGTCGAGATCCTCGATCTCGGCCCAGCGCGCGCCGCGCAGCGCGTTCAGGCGCACAGCCGTCAGGGCGAGGAACCGTGAGGCAAGCCGCACGATCGGGCGGCCGGCCGCGCGATCGCTGGCAGCGAGCAGCGCGCGCGCCTCGACGATCGTCAGCAGCGCGGGCTGGCGGCGCCGGCGCGGCACGGCCGCCAGCGCGGCGGCGACCGGCTTCGCCGGATTGGCGGTGGCCTGGTCGTGTGAGATAGCGAAGGCGAAGATCGCTTCGATGCGCTGGCGCAGGCGGCGCGCGGTTTCGATCCGGCCGCGCGCCTCGACGACTTCCAAGAGCTCGCGCACGTCGGAAGCGCTGATTTCGTCGCAGGGGAGCGCGCCGACAGCTGCGAACACGTCGCGCTCGAGGCTGGCGAGCACGTCAACCGCGTGGCGATCGGTCCAGCCGGACAGGCGGCGCGCGTGCCAGGAGCGCGCGATCCGCTCGAATGACATCAGCGATGCCGCGGCCGCCGCCGGCGACGCGGGCTTGATGCCGCGCGCGATCTGCTCGCGCGCCACCTCGAGGTGGCCGCGCGCCGCGTTGAGCGAAATCTCGGGATAGCAGCCGATCGTCAGTAACTGTTCGGCGCCTGCGAGCCGATACTTGAGCCGCCACGTCGCGCGGCCGCTGGTCGCAACGTGCAGGTGCAGCCCGCGCTCGTCGAACATTTTATACGCGCGCGTACGCGGCCGCGCGGCTTTCACCGCTGCGCTGGTCAGCATGGACATTCACTCTCACTTGGGGGATTTAAGCCGCGCAACGGGAGACGCGGGATGTCGGATCAGGATTACGTTCGAGCGGTGGCGCTGGTTCGCGCGGTCGAATTAGCGCATAAGCGGGGCGCTACTGTCTCAGCGATGGTCGCAGGATTAGGCCCGAAAGCCTTCATGATTTCGGCGGCTGACATAGACGGTCAACTTGTCTGCCTCACGGGCTACGCCAGTCGTCATTACATCAATCCGAGCGCATTCCTCGGGATTGTCACTTCGGAACCGCTAGATTCTAAAACGGACTAGGACGGCGGCGACCCGTTACCAAAAGCGAAGGTGTAATCATGGCCTGGACTACGCTTGAATTCCAGCCGGACGAGTACAATGCTGCCGCCCGCCTCTTGGCTCGGACAGCGTTCCCGGTATCCACGCTGGAGGGCCTTCACGCGCTTGACGTCATAAACAACTGGAGATCGGCGCACGCCTATCCCCTGAACACCTTCCAAATCACTCTCCGAAATCGGGCGAGAAAATTTGAGAAATCTGTAACAGTTGCGCAACGCGCGAAGCGTCTGGACTCTATCCACCGGAAACTTATTTCCAAGAAGACGATGCGCCTTACTCAGATGCAGGACATTGCTGGGTGCCGCGCGATCTTCACTCGCCTTACGAGCGTCTATAGACTCGCGGAATTCTACAAGACAAAAGATTTCGATCACAAGTTTCGCAATGAGAAAGATTATATCGAGAACCCGAAGCCTGACGGATATCGTTCGTATCACCTAGTTTATGAGTATGTTGGCACTGACGCGACAGCGGAATACAGCGGCCTTCGAGTTGAAATTCAAATTAGAACCCAAATGCAACATTCTTGGGCGACTGCTGTCGAAGCGGTTGGCTTGTTCACGCGACAAGCTCTAAAATCCAATCAGGGTGACGAAGACTGGCTGCGGTTTTTTGCATTGATGAGTTCGGCTATCGCGGCGATCGAGAGGACCCCTAGCGTGCCCGGCGCCCCTATCGCGAAGGTCGAACTCGTGAACGAAATACAGCGACTTTCGCAAAAGTTGCGGGCAAAGGATATGTTGCGGGCATATAATACAACTCTTGAAACAATTGGAGCGGCGAAGGACGCGAAGTACTTCATTATAGAAGTAGATCCCGAAGAAGGAAAAACCACGCTGCGACGCTTCAAGGCGAAGGAGTCATCTTCTGCAAATTTACGCTACACGGAACTTGAGAGTAAAATTCCAGAAGGATCGCGACGACAGGTCGTTTTGGTTTCCGCCTCTGATATTGCAGCCCTTAAAAAGGCTTACCCAAACTATTTTCTGGATACCGCTTTGTTCTCCCGCTTAGTTGATCGCGTCTTGACGGGCGACTTTCCGGAGCCGCTTGTTGAAGAGGTTTAAGGCGAAGTGAATTAATTAGAGGGTCGGATTACCGGTTTGCGCGGCGGACAATCCCTCCGCCGCGTCGGGCTAGGAATGACCGTTTTCCGCGCCTTACAGGCGGGTATCGACCAGGGGCATACCCCAGCCGATACCCCATATCGCCCGCCTAGAGCATTTTTCGATCAAAAAGCATCATATCCGCAGTGAGCGAAGTAATTTTTGCACTCTGCCGGGGTGAATTCGTCGATAGATTGACCGATAATGCGCCAGAGTTCATCAACCGTTCTGGCGGCGGCTTTGCGTAGCAAGGTCTTGAGTTTCGAGAAGGCGTTCTCGATCGGATTGAAATCGGGCGAATACGGCGGAAGAAACAAGAGCGTGGCGCCGGCGGCCTCGACGGCCTTACGCACCTCATCGCCCTTGTGAGCGGGCAGATTGTCGAGAATGACGACGTCGCCACGGTGGAGCGTGGGCACAAGCACCTGCTGGGTATAGGCGAGAAACCATTCGCCGGTCATCGGTCCGTCAAGCACCATCGGCGCGGTCATCCCCAAAGTCGTTAGGGCGCCGACGAATGTGGTGGTCTTCCAATGGCCGTGGGGGATGGAGGCACGTAGGCGTTCGCCTCGCGGCGCACGTCCATGCAGACGGGCCATCTTCGTATTGGCCGAGGTTTCGTCGATGAACACCAGCGTGTGCGGATCGAGATCGGGCTGACCCTCGAACCAGGCCTCGCGCCGTATCAAGACGTCGGGGCGATCCTGCTCGGTCGCATGCCCGGACTTTTTTTAAGCGTGATCTGCCGCCGCTCGAAAAAGCGCCACAGGCCTGCCACGCTCACCGCTATCCCTTGCCCGGCAAGCGAGTTCCGCAGATCCACAAGTGTGATGTCCGGTGTTCTGGCCAGTTCTCCCAGGATCGTATCGGCATGGCCCTCGATCCGCTTCGATCGGCGGTCGCCCCCTTGTCGCTGCGGGGCGACGTCATCTCTGGCCTTCGAAAGCGCATGCCACCGGATGGCGCTCGACGCGCTGATGCCGAACCGCTTCGCAGCCTGCCGGCACGACGCGCCAGCCTCGATCGCCGCGATTACCCGCTTGCGTAGATCAACCGACAACGCCCTGGGCATGTATCAACCTCCTTGATCGGAGGTCGCACTGAATCAGATCGCAACGGCTTTGGGAATCGCCCGCGATTCAATCAGGTCGATTTATGCTCTAGTTGCGGACGATGAGCTCGCCGGCGCGCAAGCCGCGCCCGGCGCTTGCCGAGCCGACGGTGTAGGTCGTCTCGATGTCCGAGAGGTTAAAGCGTGCGAACACGGCGCGCGCGCCGGGCGTGTCGTTGATGGAGAGAATGAACCGGCCGGCGATGCCGGCGAGCTGCTCGGCCAGGCGCTCGAAATCCGCTCGCTCGAAACCGTCGCCGTAGTCTCGCTCGCAGTTCCAATACGGGGGATCGAGGTAGAACAGCGTGTCGGCAGCGTCGTAGCGCCGGATCACATCGGCATAGGGCAAGCACTCGATCGTCACGCCGGCGAGCCGCTCGTGGATTTCCGGGAGATACTCGCGGAGCTTGATCACGTCGAAGCGGCCGGGCGAACGGGTCACGCCGAAATTGCGGCCTGTCACCTTCCCGCCGAAGGCGAGCTTCTGAAGGTAGAGGAATCGCGCTGCGCGTTCGAGATCGGTGAGCGTGTCCGGGTTGACCGCCATCAGCCGCTCGAAATCGGCCCGGCTGGTGAGCTGCCACTTCAGGGTGTCGATAAACGCCTCGTAGTGGCGCTGCAGGATTCGGAAGAGCGTGGCGACGTCGCGCGAGAGATCGTTGATCACTTCGACGGGCGCTGCCTGGTGGCGCTTGAGGAATATCCCGCCCATGCCGACAAACGGCTCGACATAGGTCCGGTGTGGTGTCTCGCCGATCAACCCGACTAGGTGCCGGGCCAGATTACGCTTGCCGCCCAGATATGGCGCGGGGGTTCGCACAGCGATGCTGCTCATTCGTGTCTTCGTCCTTTGGGGTGAAGCACGTCGGCTACGCGCGCAGGTGGGCGCCGATCGGATCGATCGGCGTGCCGCGACAGGGTCGCGGTTCTCGGTGGCGCCGTCGGCGCCGAAATCAGGAAGTGGCTTCGGGGGAACACTGGGCCGGTACCCGGCGGCTTCACCGCCTGGTACCGGGCGGTTAGCCGCGCAGAGACAGGCAACTGCGCCCTACGTATTCCCCCGAAAGGTCTTCTATTTCGCAGGCCACCCGGCGAACCGGTGACCTGTCTGACCGCGCGCGCGCGGGTTCGACCTTTCGGCTACGACCGATCGAACGGCTGACCTATGCCAGCGCTTTTGCGGCGCGTCGAGGGTGGTTCAGCGCGCCGCGCAGTTCGCCGGCGCGACGCCGGTCTCGAAGATTGCATGCGTGCATGCATCCTGAAGCTTGTTCGCGCCGGCGCGGGCATTGGCGCGCGTTACCGCGGCGATCGCCTCGCCGAATCGCGTCAGCACCGTGTCGAGCCACCCCTTGTCGACCTGGACGAACACGCCGGTCTCCGGATGGCCGATCGGCTTCAAGCGCTCGGTGGCGGTGAGCTCAGCGCTGCGGGTCGGCAGCGTCGGCCGCTCGGTTCGCGCCATCGATGAGGGCGTCGAGGGTCGCTGACAGGTTGCCGCTGTCAACACGAGCGGGAGCAGCGCCAGCAGGCGCGGGCGGAATGGCATCGATCGCATGGTGCATATCCTCGATCTTGGATTGGGCGAACGCGGTTGCGTCCTGGTTGGTGCGCGCGGCGGCCGCGCCGATCGCGCCGGCGGCCGTCTGTGCGGCGCGCTCGTCATGGCGCGCATCGGTGACGGCGGCATTGTGATCGAGCACGACCTTGGCGGTGACCTTGGCCGCGCCGCTCGCCTCGCCTCGACCATAGATCCAGCCGTAGACGCCGGCGAGCAGCACCAGGACGATGGCGACGTCGATCGCGATCGAGATCGGTTTGCTGAGCCATGCCGGCGCAGCTCGGCCGAGCAGCCGGAGTGCGAGCGCGGCGATCATGCCTTCGGCTCCGCCGCCGGCGCCTGGCGCCACAGCCGCACGACGATCGGCAGAACGGCCGCGACCAGGCCGACGATCGGCGGTACCGCTGGGCGAAGCTCGGCGGGCAGCACGTCGAGCGTCTGCTGGATGATGCCCGGGTTGGCGACGATCGTGGTGACGATCACGCCGCCGGCGAGCGCCAGGCGCGCCGAGGCGAGCTTCCACCAGCGCTTCGCGTCATCGATGAGCCAGCGCGACAGGTCGATCTTGAGCATGGTCGTTTCCTTCACAGGCCAGTGAGGCACATGGCGCGCTCGCGCTCGCGCCGTTTGGCGAGGCCAGCGACAACGACCAGTCGACCGTTCACCCGCGCCTTGTTCCAGGCGAGCATCGCGTCGCAGCCGCCGCGCCAGTCGCGCGCGTTGAACTTCCGCGCGATCGTCGACTTGCAGAAGGCGGCGACGCCGATGTTGAACGCGGTCCGCGTCGCGGCCGCGAGTTGGTAGCGCCGATCGGCGAGCGTCGGCGTGCAGGCGAGCACGCCGCGCAGGTGCGTTTCGGCATCGCCGGCAAGCTTGGCGCGGCAATAGGCATCCGAGCGCCGCACGCCGATGCGGACATCCGGGCCGGTGTGGCCGAAGCATTCGGTCGGGATCTTCGCAATGTCGAGGTAGCCGACATTCGCCTTGCCCTCGTCCTGCTCGAGCGCGGGTGTCGCGATCGCGAGCGCCGCGATCGAGACAGCACTGAGGGCGCCGGCGATCGCGCGTGCGAACGCCGGCGTGTTGTTCGCCGCCATCATTTTCTCCTTTAAGGGGTGGCCGCTTCGTCGGCGGCGGGCTCGGGCGCGGTCGCTTGGATTGCGCGCTTGACGCTGGCCGAGCCGTGGATCAGCAGCGCCGTCTCGAGGCGCATGATCTGCTCGCGGTTGGCTAGGTTGTCGGCCTTCAACTGCGCGATCTGCGGCTCGAGGAAGAAGCGCCAGACCATGCCAGCGACCGCGAACCACATCGTGGTGGCTGTCGCCCAGCCGGCCCCGAAGGCAAGCGCCAACAGTCCACCGGACGAACCGGTGTAATCCAGGTCGCGCATGGAATTTTCCTTGTAAACGGGCTGGGGACAGGTGCCTTCGCAGCGTCTATGATCGTGCAACCAAATGGGAGGATACGAACATGCCGGAATCATCGGTCGCCCGATTTTGTATCAGGCAAGACGGCACTCTGTTCGAGATTTTCGCAATGCGTGAGACGAGCGACGATACGGTTATAATATCCATGACGCCCGAAGATAACTTCGAGGGCTGGACTAACACCATTGGTGGTGATCCGATATTCATGGAAGTCGGCAAGGAAGATGAAAGCCGCTTCTCTCTTCACCCCTCGATCGGCCGAACAGGGTTAAGTTTTACGACAAACCAGCGCATCAATGGAAAAAAGTTCACCGGAAAGCTGCTTTTAGATGCGACAGTGGATGATTTTGCAACGTATCTTTATTCTTGCGTCTGCCCAATCATGAACGTCTCTGGCAAAATCGTCGACGAAGATGATATAAGCATTAAAGAAATAGGAGCTATGCAATCGAGCGATTTCACAAGCTTAGTATATTCTATCTCTGTAACATCTAAAAATTATGATCTTCCGAACAGTCCGTCGCTAACTTTTTTTCTTCATGAAACGAAATATTTTAAAATATGGATTTCTGTTTCGTACCTTAATGTGTCGTTCGGATTGTTTGGAGGGGGTATGACCGTACAAACATTCTCGCCTCAAGTCGATAAAATACCTTTAGGCGACATAAATATGAAGATGTCTAGAACACTCAAGCCAGAAGAAATACCAGAGACGGTTATTGATTTCAGTCAAAGGCTTTCCGCGCACTTGGCCATCAAATATGCAGAAGCTCACCCGGAGGCCGCTGGCATACTCAGCATTCCATTGTGGTTTCATCCGACCATTGACGACCTGCATTTGGGTCGGCGGGAGCGAGGGTATTGAGCATGTTACGCCTTCAGCGTTTCGGGCGGGGTGAATGTGTCTCCGGCAAACCGCCCGTCCACGCCGAAATCGCGCGCGAGCTGCGCATTCAGGGCCGCGATCATCGTCGCAGCCTTCGCGTTGCGGTCGCTCCCGGCTGCATCGGATAGGTCGACCAAATCGAGCTGCGCGCGGTAGATGATGAAGCTGGGGGCCTTGTTATAGTTCAGGCTTCCCCAGCCAGCGCAGGCACCAACGTTCGCAAGCATTGCTAGCCGACCGGCCTGATTGAGGGCGCTGGGCTTGGCGCCTGTCCAGCCCTGCGCCGACACCACCTGCATCGCCGCGCTGGCCATAACACCGGCGGGCAATGCCTGACCGACCACGAAGCCGGGCGCTGCGGCCGAGTTCGGGAACGGTAATCCACCCTGCGAGTGATAGAAGAAGTTGCTGGTCGCACCCGCCGCCGCCGCGATCCACGACAGCGGCTGTACGGCCGTATTGGATGCTCCCTGCACTCGGGTGCGCTGTGCCCAGACGGTCGATACGATCGCGTAATCAGCACCGGCGTCCGTGTTTGCCAAGAGCCAGTCCGCGAACGCTTGCGGGTAAAGGAAGCCGACGCTGGCCGAACGATCCTGAGCCCCGGCTTGAGTTGAGGCGATGTGAAGGCCGCCCTTTGCTGTACGCTCAGCCGCAACGAAGCCATTGGCCGTATCGTTGGCCATAGTGAAATCGCAGTTTGCGGCCGAAAGGCCAGTCACCGCTGCTGCGCGGTCCCGCACGAGATTTGACACAACCGAGCCGTTTGCGGGGACTCCACCCGCAATCTGAATGCCACCATCCCAAAGCGCGATGGTGCTGTCGTATGTCCCCTCGATCGCGTGAAACTTACCGAACGGCGAGGTAAGTGCCGCCCCCGCCAATTTGAGCGCTGCGCCTGCCATACTGTGTCTCCCTTAGATGCCGGTGGCCCAGCCACGGCCACGATGGAACCGCGCCGCGAACTGGCCTGTGAGTTGATAATAGGTGCCGATGCCGTGGATGGAGTCTGAGCGGAGATTGTCCGGGATCGTGTCGGACGCGATCTGCGCCGCGCTTGTCGCGTCCGGGGTGAGGCCCGCATCAGCTTGCGCGTCGTTGCTGGCCAGGTAACGACGATGGTCACAGAAATGATGGTCGCCGACCGCCTCTAGGATGAGACGGTTGGCATCCATGATATAGTCGTAGCCGGCCGTCCCTTTGCCTTCGCCAGCGCCATTTGCGACCGGCAAAATGCCAAAGCGATCGTGAGCGAAATGGTCGATCATCGACAGGATATTGTCGCGGAGGACGATACGCTGCGCCCGCGTCGTTTTCGGATCGTTGCGCCCCGCCTGAATATAGAAAGTATCCTTCTCGTTGGCCTTGAACAGGTCCGCGAAGAAGCGGGTGCCGGCTGGAATGGCCGTGCTGCCGCTCGACGCATTCTGCCGCCGCATCGTGTACTTCAGCGTGGTCGCCTCGTTCGGGCTAGGGCTGCTGTAGCGACGCAGGATGACGGGGATGCCTCCGAACGTACCCGTCCAGCTCTGCGCGGACTGATTGTTCGAGAACTCCTGGCTATACGCCACGACATCGACTTCGCTGCCGTCCGCCGGGAGATCACTTGCAAGCGTAAGGTTCATGGCAATGCCACCCCCACGCACGCCGATGCTCCCGGATTGGGTGCCGCCGACCGCCGTGTTGATCCACGGCAAACCAAGCAGGGTCGCCATCGTTTGCGGATAGTTCACGCCACCGCCGCCCGCACCGGCCGTCAGGCTGTCGCCGAGGAAGAACAGTCGCCCGCTGACGATCGCCATATTCCCGGCAGCGAGAGCCGATAGAACACCATCGACCCCGAAGCCGGCCGGAAACCGAGACAGCGGCGAGAGCGCCGCGACGAACGTCCCGTCAGCGCGCCAACCGCCCAAAATATTGCCGTCGGCGTCGAGGATAGGAAACAGCCAGCCGCTTGCCCTCTCGTCGATATTCGCTGACGAAATAGCGGACGACAGCGCTCCGGGAATAATAGAGTCTGGCGTAAGCGCCATCTTCCAGCGACCGGTTGCGCGTTCGATGTAGGCAAGCGCGTTGTTCGCGGCATCGACGATGATGTGAGAGTAAGTTGGGTTTTCGTAGAGCAGCATTTGCAAGCCGCCGAGCTGGTTTGTCAGTGCGGTAGCTTGGGTGCTTGCCCCGCTTGCCAGCCCCAGCGCCGTAGCCGCCTTCGCCAGCGCGTCATCCGCTGAAGGGACGAGGGAGTCCGGCGTAAGTGCCATCTTCCAACGTCCAGTCACGCGCTCGACCAACGCCAAGATGTTGTTGGCCTCGTCAACGATCATGTTGGAATATTGCGTGCTCACGAACGGTACCACGCGCATATTCCCGACGCGATCGACGACGTCGTTACTAGCCGCGACCGCCTGATCTCGCGCGGTTTCGGTGACGGCTTTCGCCGCCTGGACCACCGGGACGGATGAAAGAATGCCTGCGCCAGCATCGACAACAGCTTGAGCATCTGCCGCCTTTTGTCCCGCCAGCGTGGCTTTCTCATCGGCGAGACTAGCTTTGGCGGCAGCATTACTCGCGGCAGCATCTGCCTGTGTGACAGCCTCATCGACTGTAACCAGCTTGTCGCTCACCTGCGCCACGAGCGCGTCCAGGGTCTCCGCATTGGCGCCGCCCAAAGCGATGGCCTTCAGCCGCGCCTGGCACGGAAAATACATCGTCTGCCCGTTGACGTTTAGGATCGGATAATAGCCGAGCGCGCCCGTCTTCCCGCCGGTCTCGTTGAAGCTGTCGGGATCATCGACGGTCCCGGCGATCAGCAGGGTGTACGCCGCCTCCCGCGCCTCGAGCGTGGCAAACAGATCGGCGTTCCGCGCCAGCAACTCGGAAAGCATGTCATCGGTCGTTGCCACGCGCGCTCTCCTATTTGGCCTGGGCGGGCGCGGCGGCTTCGACGATCTCGTAGAGCTTTCCGTAGCTCATCGATCCGGCTGCAGTCGCCGCGGTGCCACTCACACGAACGGCCGGGCCTCCAGCGACTGGCGTCAGGGTGGCGGTGTACATGCCGACCTTGTCGGCCGAGCCGGGCACGGCGACTTCGTTGACGCTGATACCGGTGCATTTCAGCATATTGGTCTCCTCAGACTTGATCGAATAAAGGCATGGTTTGCGGGACAGGCAGCCCGGTCGCGTCGTCCATCTCGACCTGGTCGGTGATGACCTCGCCCGGGGCCATCTGGAGACGCGCGTTTGCGAGGGAGGCCTCGATCCACACCCTTGCGGGCCGACCGGGCAGGCCCAGTGCGTAGATCATGCAAACCTCTGCAAAATCGAGAAATCGACGGCGGATAACGTGATGTTGTTGCCCGCCCATTCGAGCGTGATGACGTGGCCGCCGGCCAACAGGGGCACGCCGAAGCGCTGGATCGTCAGGATGTCGAGCTTCGCGCTCCTGGAGGCGAACGGAAAAGTCTTCACGGCGACGCCATCGACCAGGATGCGCAGACCCCAAGAGAGACCGTCGCCATAGTCCTGAAGGCCGTTGCCGAAGATATCGACCGTCAAATCGTATTGGGCCGAGATCGTGATCCGGCCCACCTCGATCCATGCCGACCCCGATCCTGTGAAAGTCGTCGAGCTGAGCGAGCGGATGCTGTCGGTAACGGCCCCGACCCTGAGCTGGGCGGTATCGATGGTGCGCGCCTTGATCTTGCTGACGACGACGTTGTCCATCGAGACCTCGCCGGTCACGGTATCGACCTCGAAGATCTGACTGTTGCCGACGACGAACCGCTCGGCGGCGACGACGAAGAGTTTCTCTTGGCCGTTGATCTTGAAGCCAGTGATCTCGCCATTCACGTTGACGGAAAGCTGGGCGATCGCCTGCTCGCCGTTGGTGGTTTCGAGCAGGAACATGATCGACGCTTCGTTCTCGCCGACCTGAGTGCCGAGAAGCGTCAGGAGGTGGGCGAGCGCGCCGGTCTCGCTGGCGCTGGTGTTCCGCTCGTCCGTGATTGCGGCCTCGCGAGCCTGCCGCTCCCCGTCCACCAGCACCTCGACCGACGAGATCGCCGCCTGCAGTTGCGATGTCGCCGCGGACAAGGCGTCGGCGCTGGTATGGCGCTCATCCGTAATTGCCGCCTCGCGATCGAGCCGCTCTCCATCGAGGAGAGTCTCGACCGTCGAGATCGCAGCGAACAGTTCCGAGGTCGCCGCCGCGAGCTCGGTGGCGCTGGTGGTCCGCTCGCCGGCGAGCGCCGCCTGCCGATCGACGCGCTCATCACCGACCGCCACCTCGACGGTGGAGATCGCGGTCTCCAATTGCGACGTCGCCGCGTCCAGATCGTTCGCGGCGGTGGTTTCCACCCGCACGATCTCCGACTCCCGCAGCAACCGCTCGCCGTCCACGGCTGCGAGCACCGTCGAAACGGCTTCTTCGCGCTGAGCCGTCTCGGCTTCATCGGCCGACGCACGCACGCTGGCTTCCTCTCGGATCGCCGCCTGGGCTGCTTCAATACCGTCTGACGCTGTCGCCTCGATCAGATCGACGCGCTCGACGATCGCGGTGTCGCCTTCCTTCCGCTCGGTGATCTCGTGAACCACCCGCGTTGCAAGCTCGACGCCGTCGAGGTGCAGCAGCCGCTCGTACCGGGCCTTGCGGTCCTCGCCGAGCAATTGCGCCGCGAGCTGGCTAGCGATGGTCGATCGCGCACGCGCGACCGACGCCTTGGCACGGTCGACGATCGTGCTGGCGTCAGGCGTGCCGGCGAGCTCCGCCAGCGCGTCGATCGTCGTCTTCGCCGGAAGCCCGCCCGAAACCGAGCCGTCCGGGTTCTTGGTCCCGCCGATCGCCGCGCCGGGGAACACGACTTCGGTCGCCGTCTTCGCCGCATCATCGATCGCGAGGATCAGTGGGTTGTTGCGTGAGTCATAGACGATCGGGTCGGCCGCCAGGACTGGTGGCGCATCGCTCGCGTCCCAGGAATAGATGACCGGGTGCTCAACTGAGAGCGTCATGTTGCAGGTGCCGTCCTGCCCGAGTTCCTGCTGGGCGACCCGGAACAGCGCGCGGGTGAAGCTCAGCGCGGCGAAGGTGAACGGGACGACATCGCCGACCGTGTATTTCCACGCGCGAATGTCGAACGGTGCCGAGAAACTGCGCTGGTACTGGCGGCGTTCCAGAGCCTGTTTGACGATCCGCTGCGCTTGGCTCGGGCTTTCCACGACGCCGAGATCGAGCGTCATGATCCGATCCTGCCCGTCGAGGCTGGCGATGCGGACCTCGGGGTAGTCGATGAGCTGATACAGCGAGGCGGAACTGGCATCGACGTAGCGGCCGCGCGCGACATTGGGCGTGGCCTCGAGCGATGGATCGGGATCCCAGGTGAATCCGCCGATCACGTCGTCGTCGTGCAGCCCATCGTCCGCCGCCGCCGCCGCGAGGTCATTATGCGCGATGACGAGCGCGAGCTTGCCGCCGGTGTCGCGGAATCGCCCGCAGCACGCGGCGCACAGCATGTCCAAGACTTGCTTGGGATCATCGCCTTCGGAGATGACGCCGGCGCCGTGGTAACGTGGTTCGTTGCCGCCGGCCGAGCGATTGACGAGCTCGTCGCAAAGGTTGGCCGCGACCTGGAACGCGACAAGATCGAGACGTCGCCCGGGAACGCCCGAGCCGGTCGCCAGCCGCATTTCGCCTGTGTCGGGGTTACGAATGCGCCAGCCGAGCACGACGCGCAGGATCTGGAGAGCGAGGTTCTCGCCGATCACGGCGCCGTCGTCGGTCGTGTAGCGCCACGTCGATTGGTCGTTCCAGCGCATCGGCCCCGAGCCGCCCGGCACCGTCGAATCGCGGCGCGGATCGTACAGCTTGGCACCGCGGCCGATGATCGTGATCCGGGTCGGGATCGAGCTCGAGAACGGGCTTTCAGCCTTCTTGCTGTTGCCCGTCGTCTTGAAGCGCAAGCGAACATAGGCGCAGCCGGTCAGCCGAGCTGACTGGTTCCACTTGCCGCTGCCGAACGTGAAGGCGCTCGCCGGCGATCCCTCGAGAACGATGTTCGGAACCGAGAAATAGCCGACGTACTTGCTCGTGACGCCTGTGGTCGCCGACCAGGCCATCTCCTGGTCGAGCCAAATCTCTTCGACGCCGTCGATCGCGTGGCTCGCGTTGGCGACGATCCAGTCGCAATATTCCTGATCTTTGCCGGACCATTCCTCATACCGGATATCGGTCGCCAGAGCGGTTTGGCCGAGCGCGGTCTTCCGAAATGCGCGCGGGTCGATCGACGCCGTCAGGCGGTCGGTTTGCGAGGATGGAACCTGTGGGTTGGAAAGCGCGCTGCCGATCGTCGACAGCGCTGCGGCACCTAGCAACAATGTGCCCGCGCTGACCCCGAAGAGCGTGCCGACCGCACCGACGCCGAAGCCGACCGCCGAGGTGAGCGAGGTGCCGAGCGCGAGCGCCAACCCGGTGCCGGCGGTCGCGACGGCAAGCACCGCCGCGCCGACCACCAGGCCGACGATCTTGAGAGCCTTAGCCACCCGTCAGAAGCCGTACTGGACGCGCCAGCCGCGCGCGTTGGTCCAGCGCCGGCGCTCGATCATCACGAGGCCCTCGCGCTCGCCCTCGCTGCCGACCGCGAACAGGGACGCACCCCAACAGATGCCGAGCAGGCCATCGGTCATCACGATGTCGCCGCGGTGCGCCAGCGCAGCCGGGACCGGCTCGAACTTGTCATCGAGCGTCGCCGCCAACGTGCCCTTGCCGAAGCGGCTGAGCGCGCGCGCCGACCCGATCGCGGTGGAATAGCGGCCACGAAACTCTGGCATCGGATCGACGCCGGTCATCGCCTCGACGGCGCCGGCCGCGAAGATGCAGCAGTCGTGACTGCCCCAGGCGAATGGGCGCAGACGTAGGGGTTCGAGATACGCGGCGAGCCGAGCATCCCAATCGGGCTTGCGGTACATGGCGACCTCTCAGGTGCGGCGTGTGGCGCCGTTGGCGACTGCGATCGCGAGCTCGGCCGAGCGGTCGCCGGCGTCGTAGCTGTTTTGGTCGAGGTAGGTTCGGTTCGACGCCTGGCCGAAGAAAGCGAGATAGGTTTCGACGCTGAGCTGGATCGTCTGGCTGGTGCGATCCCCGACGATCTTCGGCACCGACATGTAGCCAGTGAAATAGGACCAGATCGCGCCGATCCGCGTCAGTTGCTGCGGATCGAGCATCGCCCGCCACAGCCGACAATCGCGGCCCGCATAGTTCGCGCGGTCGCCGAGCTCGGTCATGAGCTCGTCATCGACACCGGCGAGCCCCGAAAGCGTCAGCACCAGCGTATCGCTGCCACCTTCCTGCGCCTTGACCGGGCCGACCGACACGAACCGTGGATCCACCGCTTCGAAGGTGAACCCGTCGAGATCCTCGTCGCCGGTGCCGGCGAACGAGAAGCTGTACGGCGCGTTCGTAACCCGGATCGGCCCGCTCGCCAGATCGAGGAAGCAGAATGTCACCGGGCGCCGCACATCCGCCGCGAGCGCGGCGTTGGCGGCAGTATCGGGGCGGCTGTCCATCTAGAACGCCTCTTCGCACTCGAAGGTCACCGCGTAATTTTGGCCGACACCGGCCTCCCAGCCGCTTTTCGGATCGGTCATCGACATGACGGCATAGGGCCGCCGCACCTCGATCGCCGCGCCGTCGGCGGGTTGGACGCGGATGTACGGTTTGACGCTGATCGTGGCGCGGCCGGTGCCATCGGCGATGACCGGCGCCCGCACCACGAGCAGTTGCTCGCCCACGGTGATGAAATGGCCGCGCTTGAGCTTCTGGCCGGATGAACTCCACCCCCGCGTTGCGAGGGTCTGCCCGAACTGGCCGGCGCCATCGACGATGACGTTGGACTCGTTGACCTGATCGCGCTCGCAGGCAACGAGCCGGAACTTGTTGGCGATGCCATCGCAATCGAACACGAACGCGCGCCAGTCGAGCACCCGGTCCTCGCCGAGGATCGGGGGCATCGTAACCTGCGCGTGCAGGCGGGGGGCGGCCGACAGCAGCGTCACGCGCCGGCGTCCGGTGAACTCGCCCCGGTTCGCCTGTCCCGGCTGCTCGATGGTCCACTGGATCTTCTGCGGCACCGGCGATGTGGGAAACTGGATCAGCATCAGCCCCATCCCCCCGGCAATGTCGGCCGCTTGAGCGTGCGGATCGTTTCTGACTTGGCGCCGGCGATGATCGGGCCGGCCGCGGCGCCGACGGTGCGAACCGCGACGTTCTGCATCGTCACGTTGAAGTCTTCGGATGCGTCGATCTTGGCATGCACATCGACCGCGAGGCGCTGGATGCGCGAGCCGGTCCCGCTCATCGCGTCGAGCGACGGCGCGGCCATGCTCGGCAACCTGGGCGTTCCAACGACACCGCCCCGGGCGAAGCGCGGCAGCCGGCCCCGGTTCATCGCATCGATCAGCGGCCAATGGTCGCGCGTCGCCTGCGCCGTGACGATCGATTCGCCGTTCGAAACCATCAGCGGCTTGCGACCGTCGATCATCGCGAGGATGCTGTCGGACGTGCCGTTCCCCGGGCCGGAGATCCTGCCGCCGCCGGCGCGACCCTCGACTTTGCCGCCGCCAGCCAGCTTCAGGCCGAAGAAGCTGCCGCCGCCGATCGCCGACACGATGGCCTTCTCGATCGCGATCCGCGCCAGGTCGGCGATGATCGACGACGCCATCTTCTTGAAGGCCGAACTGACGGTTTCCGTGCCGCTGACCAACCCTTCGAGGCCGCTCTCAAGGTTCTCCAGCCCGTCGACGGCGACATTCTGAAGCGCTTCGTTCGTGTCGCCGGTCGCCTGCTGGAGACGATCCCGGAATTGATCGAGCGGCCCAGCGTTCTTCTTTTTCAGGGCCGCGTTGTCGGCATCCTGCAACTTCCCGAGCATCGCCAGGCGCTGGATGGCGATCTTCTTCTCGGCTTCGGTCGCGTCGCGCGAGGCGACGACGCCTTCGAGCTTCGCGCGCTCCTCGGCATACTGGATGTCGAGGATGCGCTGCTCGAGGTCGCGACGTTGGCTTGCGGACGTCAGCAGATCGGCCTGCTTCGAGAGCAGTTCCTGCTCGTTCGCCCGCCCGGCCGACGCCACGGCGAGGGTCTCATCCGCCTGACGCTGCTTCTCGCGGGCATCGACCACCTGCGTCTCAAGCGCGGCGCGCTCGTTATTCAGGCGCTGCAACTCGAGCTTACGGGTCTCGGCGACCGGCCCTTCGCCGAGGCCACCCTGCTTCGCCTGCTGGGCGATCTCGTTTTCGCGGCTTCTCCGCTCGTCCTCGATGCGGTCCTTTTCGATGTTCGCGCGCTCGACGGCCGAGTTGGTCAGATCTGCACGCGCTGCGGCGATCTGGTTGTTCGCCTGCCGCTCGGCCGAGCTGTAGGCCCGCTCGTCGGCCGCTGCGTCGCGGACCTCCGCCTTCGCCCTGCGGCTGGCTGCGGCGGCCGCGCGATCGGCCTTGTTGCTGGCGGCGCGACCGGTTTTCGCGTCGCGGTCACCTTGAGCACCAGCGGCCGCATCTCGGAACTTCGCGGCATCGGCCGCCGCAGCAGCCTTAGCCGCTGTCGGGGACAAGTCGTCTTTGCCGCCTTTGCCCCGATACTTGATGTACTGTTTCAGCTCGTATTGATGAGCTTCCAACTCATCGGTCTGCGAACGAATGCCGCGCTTGCGCGCGACAATGAGGTCGCGCGTTACCTGCGCAAGTTCCCCTTGGACATCGAAGCCGCCATTTTTATCGTTTTCGGTGATGCGCGCGGCAAGCGGGACACTCTTGGCCCGCACGGCTGCCTGGTAGTTGGCCTGTTGCAAAGCACGATTTTCAGCGACGATGCGAGCGTCGTCGGCGTTCGCTTTCTGATCGGCCGCAGATAGGCCGCCCCCGTCGACCGTGTTCGGGTCATACTTGCGTGCGGCATAATCGAGGTTGCGGGCGTTGATTCTCGCCTGCGCCTGATTGGCGCGATGTTCGGCCGCGACCGACTCCGTGGCGAAACTCACGATCTGCTCGCGCTGGCGCGCCTTGGCCAATTGCAGCAGCTTCTCGGCGGCCTGGCCAACCGCGCCGGCGAACGTCAGCATCTTGCCCGTCGCAGTGGTCGCGGAAGCGCCGGCCTGCGAAATTCCCGAAGCCGCAGCCCTGCCGGTAGCAGCGAGGACGGTGAGGTTCACATTCAACGCGCGGCTGGCTTCCGCTGTCTCCTTCATCGACGCCGCGGTGGCTGCGTTCCTCTCCTCGACTGCCGCAGCCTGGCTGCGATACAGCATATATGCTGCAATCAGCGCGCCGATCGCGAGCACCGCCGCGCCGCCGGCGACTGATCCACCAATCAGCGTGAGCGCGCCCGCGAACAGTTTCGAGGCACCTGCCGCCGCACGCGAGGCGAGCGTGGCAGCGTTGGCGGCAGCGTTCGCCTCAATGGTTGCCGCGGTCGACTGTGCCTGCGCGATCGCGAGCGCCTTCTCCAAGGCCGTCAATTCTGCGGTGGTCGCACCGAGCGCCCGGCGCGTGGTGATAAGCGCCTTCAGATCTTGGTTGGCTCGCGCCGCGTCGGGAAGGCTGCGGGTGATCCCGACGGTACCGAGACCGATCCGGTTGTTCGCGGCGATCGCCGCCTGCGCCTGCAAGGCGTCCGCGCGCTGCGCCTTGATCAAGACCAAGCTCTGTTCAAGTGCGACTTGGTCGGCACGCCGCGCGGCGATCGTCGCCTCGATTGAGGCGACCTCCGTTTCCGCGCTGGCGGCGACTGCCGCGGCTTTCTGCGCCGCGGCGACCTTGCCACCAATCAGCACCAGCTTTTCCTGATCCAACGCCCGAGCGACTAGCGCGATTTCGCCAGCCATCGCCGCGACAGGCCCGATCACGAAGCGCGCGGCGAAGCCCGCCCCAACCGCCGTGAGCGCGGGCACCAGGATTTCGAGATTGTTGGCGATACCGACAATCGCCTGCGACACCCGCACGCTGGCGCCGACGCTCGAATCGGTTTCGCCGATATATTTGCCGAGCGCGTTGTTCAGGATGGTGAACGAGGCGCCGATCGTCAGGTTCGCCTTGGCGGCCTGCTGCTCGAGTGCTGCCGAGCCTTTCAGGAAGCCGGCGAAAAAATCTCTTGAGGTGAGCGTCCCCGCGATGACGTCGGCACGGAGCGCAGAGACCGAACCCTTGTACTTGTCGATGCCGTTCGCGACCGCCTGCAGGATTGGGCGGGCGCCTTCGTTGACGCTGTTGAACTCCTCCGCGCGCACGTAGGTGCCGCCAAGCGCTTGGGTGAGCTGAAGCAGCGCACCCGAGCTCGCAGCCGCATCGCCGCCCTGGATCTTGAGCGCGGCGCCGACGCCATTCGTGAAGCGCAGCAGATCCGACTGGCTGGCGCCGAGCTCCTTCGCGCCTTGGCTCAGCCGGCCGTACAGCGTGCCGACGCTCTCCAACTCGACACCGTAGCGTTGCGCCACGCCATAAAGATCGTTCTGGACTTTCGAGAGCTGCGCGCCGTCCAAGCCGGCCAACTTCAACTGGTTGGTGTAGCGGGTATAGCCGTCCGCATAGTCTTTGACGCGATCGACCGAAAACGCTGCCGCGATGCCGGATGCGGACGCCAGCAATGCGGCTTTGATGCCGCTCGCCGCGCTGCTGATCCGGCCGTGGACGCCCTCAACCGAGGTGCCAAGCGACGCGATATCCCGGCGCGCGGTCGCGATCGAGGTGCTCATGCCCCGAAGTGGCTGTCCTAGCTCGCCGAAGCGGCGATCGGTCGCATCGAGCCGCCGCTGAGTATCGTTGGCGAACTGATCGACCCGCGCCTGACCGGCGTTGAGGTTACGGCGCAGCAACTCGACCGAGGCGTCAACCTGGAGGAGCAGCTGCTTGACGTCGGCTGCAGCGGCCATCGGCTACTCCTCTGGCGGGCTGTTCATCGACTTCCAGACCTCGAACGCGGCCCAGAATTCATGCGGGGTGGACGACCAGAATGTCGCCGGCGTCCACCCGAGGGCGGACGTCGCGATGCCGGCTAGTCGGCGACGGGGATCTCGGTCGTCATCATCCCCGTCGCCTTCGGTTCCCCCGATGGGAGACACCCGCCGGTGAGCGCGAGGCCGAGCACGATCTGGATGCGCGGCTGCACCGCCAGCACGCCGACGTCGAACAGCAGCAGGCCGATTGAATCGACGTTTGCATGCTTGGCGGAGGCAAGCGCCGCTTTCTCGCTGGCGGGGGCATATTCGTCGAGGACCGCCTCGCGGCCCCAGGCGCGCACCAACTCGGTGACAACGATCGCCTGTGCTTCCTGCGTCAGTGCGCCCTGCTCAGCGAGCTGGGCGAGGTTGATGAGCGGCAAGCCGGTCTTCTGCTCCATAGCGATGATCGCGGTATAGGAGGGGCGGAGAACGAAGCTCTGCCCCTCCAGCACCAGATCGACCTCGCCGCGCAGCGCGTTGGCGGCGTCCATCGCTTAGCCCAGGACGTCTTTGATCGGCGCGGCAGCGGCGGTGAATTCCGCCTTCGCCTTGACGGCGTCGTTCTGGCCGAACTCCGACGAGCTGATGTTGCCGTAGACCAAGCCGTCGAACACCGCGTCCGCAGCCGTACCGGTCTTCCCGCCCTTGCGGATCTGGATTTCGAACGGCTCCGCCGGGACGGCGTTGCAGTTGGTCTCGAGCGCGGTGTAGCCGTTGGCGTCGGGCAGGTTCGGGAGGATGTCGAGGCTGATCTTCAGCTTCTTCAGACCCGGCGCTTCAGTGCCGTAGCCCTCGTCGTCCTTCGTCGAAAGGTCGATGGAGCCCGCGTCGCGGCTGATCGAGATCGACTGCTGGCCCTTCACCAGCGCGTAATCCAGATCGCCCTTGATCCAGAGCAGGTAATCGTTGCCGAGCTTCTTCGCCATCGTGCTTCTCCCATATGAAAAAGCCCCGCTGACGAGGCGGGGCGGAGGTGGATTGGAGGGTGGTTGATCAATCTTCGCGGAAGGCGAGGATCGTCAGGATCGTGGTGCCGACGTAGCCGGAGCCGTCATCGGACAGGGCGGCGTCGCTACTCTCCAGCGACACATGGAGGTTCCAGCCATCGACGAGGAAGGACTGGCCGGCGAGGATCGTCTCGATCTGGTCCTGCAGATCGCAACACGGCGCTCGCTCGTCGCCTTCGGTGACCACGACCAGCGTCAGCGTAATGCGGCGGTCTGGATCGTCGGTGCTGGCGAAGGGCGTGCTTTCCATGTCGCCGATGATGATGAGCGGCAGCGGCGCGTCGTCGGGCACGTCCTGGAACACCGATGCACCGGCGATGCCGGCATCGAGCTGCTCGTAAGCCATGATTTCGCAAGCGGCGGTCGCGCTAGTCATTGCCGCCGCCGTTGCCGATGCGCGCGAGGATGCGGCTGAAAAGCGGCTTCACCTCGCGGGTGACAGCGTCGCGCAGGTCTGGATACTCGCCGGTGACGAAGCGATCGCCGAGGATCTGCCGGATTTTCATGCGCGCGCCGGTGCGCCGGCCGCGCGAGATCGTGACGGTTTGCGCCTTCCGGCCCTTGTCGAGCACGAACCCATAGAACAGTTTGGAGCGGCCGCGCTTGGTGCCGAGCAGGCCGACCTGCAGGCGCAGCGTCTTCGCGAACACCTTGTATTTGACACCTTGCTGGAGGGCGCCGGTCTTGTGCTTCGCACGCGCGCGCATCGCCGCCTGGGCGCGCCGCCCGGCCCGGCCGAAACCTTCGACCAGGTCCGCCCGCGCCTCGTCGGGCAGTTGCTGGACGAGTCGGCGGAATTGCCGCGTTCCCTTGAGCTTCGAACTCATCGCCCGTTCGCTCCGCTTTCGCAGGTCATCACGAGCTCGTCGCCGGCGAGGTTCGGCGCCGCTGATTTGATGTCCATCGCGATCCCGTTCCAAACGAGCCGGTGCGTCGGGGCCACGCCGGCGCGGGGCCGGATCGTCACCCGCCAGAGCTGCACGGAGCGCTCGATCGAGTTTCGCACGGCCTCGTCACCGCGTAGCGCGATCACTTCGGCGAAGACGCGGCTGGCAAGCAGCCGCCAGGGGTCTTCCCCGTCTGGCGTCTTGAAGCCGCCACGTCCGTTGCTGACGCGGTTAGGCTCCAGAATGTCGATGCGATGCCGCAACCGAGTCGCGAGAGAGGCGCGCGTCATCAGCCGACGCTCACGACGATGTAATATTCGACCAGGAAGCGCACGCCGGCGATGTCCTCCAGCGGCGTGTCGCGGTTATCGTAAAGCGAGGTCAGCACCAGTTTGACCGCATGAACGACATTCGCCGGGACCGCGTCGGCGCTCGGCCAGCCGGCCGCGCCGATCAGGGCGTCGCGGCCGAGGTGGTTGGCGAGGCCCTGCTCAGACGCGGCGATCAGGCCGTCCAGCGTGGTGTCGGAAACCTCGTCGCCGATGCGCAGGTGTTCGCGCGCGACGGGGAGCGGAATCAGATCTGACATATCGCTCCCCGCCGGCGTCGGATCAGGCGTTCGGCTTGTCGGTCGGCTTCACCGCTTCGGCGAAACCCTGCTTGACCAGCGCGGCCTCGGTTTCCTTGTCGAAACCGGCAATTTCGCCGGGGCTGTAGAGGGTGCCCTGTTGGCAGGGCTTGAGGAACTTGACGGCCATGTTCGGCTCTCCGGGATACGCAAAGGGCGGCCCAAGGGCGCCCTTTGCGGTGATGATGGTGGTAGCGACGGTGACGGCTAGGCCGTCAGGCGGTCACGGCTTCCAGGTGACGCCGGTGAGCACCGCGAAGGCCGCGTCGTAGCGGAGCTCGGTGTCGTGCTCCTCGATCAGCCGGATCAGCGTCTCGTCGTTGGAGAAGGCCGAGCGGATCGTGCCATTGTCGTCGTAGGCGGCGCTGTCCGACGCGGCGAGGGTCACCTGATAGGTGTCGCCGATCAGGAACTGCTCGAAATCGCCGAAGTAGATCTCCGACTCGTTGGCCCCGGCACCGAGGTTGTCCGGCACCGAGGTGGTGACGAAGAGCGGGTAGATGCCGAAACGGCCGCTCGCTACCTCGGGGAACGCCTTGTTGCCGTTCCCGTCCGTGATGTTCTCGAGGAACGACTGAACGGTCGGCGACATGATGTACCCGCACTTCGAGAGCGGCACGTTGGCGTTGACGACCTTAAGCTTCAGCCGGGCCATGTCCGAGCGAACGGTAACGAGCGTCGGGTTGGCTGTCATCGTCAGCACGTTGCCGGCGATGATCATGCTGCGCAGGCCGGCCGGCGCGAGATCGCTGCCGGTACCGCGCAGAAACTGCTGGTCTTCCTTGATCGCGGCGGAGGTGATCAGGTCGTCGCGCACCATCGCGTCGACGCCGAAGGATGCACGGCGCAGCAGCTGGTTGGTGATCGGCACAAGCGCGCGCAGCGTCTTCGCCGACATGCTGAGCGAACCGACGGCGATGTCCGTCGTCGGCGCCGGCGTCCGTTCGCCGACGTAGCCGGCGTTGGTGGACCCGGTCTGCTTACGCATTGTGATGTTGCCGTCCGGCATCGGCACCGACCGCGCGCCGGCGTTGCGGATCACGACCTTGGGCCGGAGCAGGCCGATGAAGTCCGCGCTGTAGGCGGTGTCGACGAGATAGCCGCCCTTGGTCGCGGTCGACTGCTCCATGTTGGCGACGATCTGGCCGGTCTGGTCGCCCCAGATCTCCTGGGCGTGTGCCGCCATTGCGCGCTGATCGCGGCCGCCGGTCGCGGCGAGCGCGATCGCGATGCGGCCGACCATCGCACCAGGTTCGGGCTTCTCGGCGACCGTCGCCGGCACAGTACCGGGCTGCGCGGCGCCAGGCGCGGCGCCGGGCAGTACGACCGGGGTTGCGGCGCTGGCCTTCAGCGCGAGCACGCTTTCCTCACGGGCGATCTTCGCCTGAAGATCCTTCGCCTCGATCGCTTTGGCGTCGAAGGCGGTCTGCTCCTCGGCGGTGAGGTCACGATCATTGTCGTTTGAGGCAGTCGCCAGGATGCCGTCCATCGATGCTACGACGGCCGCCAGGCTGGTCTTGAGCGCGGTGATGCGCATGGACACGTTCTCCTTGGTGGGTTTCAGAGGCCCGCGCGGGCTTGCGCGAGCGTGAGGGTGTTCGCCGCGGCCGTCCGCCGGGGCGTAGCCGGGCCGGACTTGGCAAGTCGGCGGATCGCGCCATCGAGACCGTCCGGTTCGATGCGGTCGACCATGCCGGCCGCCTTGGCCGCCTTTCCGGTCAGGGTGCCGCCGGCGCCGAACTCGCGTCGCACGACGGCCTCGGTCACGCCGCGGCCCTGCGCCACGTTCGCGATGAAGACGTCCTCGATCGCGTCGAGCATCTGACGGATCTGCGCCTGCCCCTCCTCGGTCGAGAGGTCGGGGCGCTTGTTGGGCGCGTTGGAACTGGTGAGGTCGAGATCGCGCCGGCCGTTGGCGTCGGGCTCGACCTGATACGACGTCGAGATCATCACGCCGATCGAGCCGACCACGCCGGTCGGGTCGAGGCTCATGCCGCCGGCGGCCGAGCTACCGATCCAGTACGCGGCCGAGCAGCACAGGCCCGTCACGTGGACCGAAACCGGCTTGGGCGATGCCGCGACCATGCGGGCGAAGTCGTTGACTTGGGCGACCGCGCCGCCCGGGCTGTCGATCACCATCAGGATGTTCTTGACGTCGGGCGATGCCTGAAGCGCGCGCAGATCCGCCGCCGCGACGTCGAGCGAGCTCGCGCCGGAAAACTCCGTCATGATGTTCGCGCGCGGGAACACCGGCCCCATCAGCGGCAGCATGCCGACGCCGTCGCGGAGCATCGCGGTGCGGGTCGACGCCGCACGCGCGCCCATCTGCGCCACCGCCGAGATCTGGCGACCGGCGTGGCCGTCGCCGCTCAGAGCCAGCACGGCCGGATCGTCGAGGACGCGCAGCGCGATCGCCTCGATCGCCTCGAGATAGCCGGGCATGATCGCCCAGGGCTGCGAGCGGATCGCAGCGAGCACATGGTGCCTCATTCGTCTTCCTCTTGGCTGGGCGCTGGCGCGGGCGGCCGGTGATCGACCGGCTTCGCGGGCTGTTGGCCCTCGATCTGCGACCCGGATCCGACGCGGTATTCGTCGCCGCCCGGGCGATCGTTGAGGTTCTCGCGCCGGCGGACCTCGTTGGGGTTCAGAATGCCCTTGTCGATCGCGATCTGGTACGCGGTGTAGCGGGTGGCGATGTCACCCTTCAGCATCGCCTCAGGCAGCGCTTCGAAGAAGCAGCCGGGCTCGGCGAACTGGTGCGTCATGTACGCGGCCGCGCGCTCGAAATGGCCGAGCATGGTGTAGAGGTAGAGCTCGAGGCTCTGCTGCTCGATATTCGAGAAGGTCGCCCGGCTGAGCTCGAACAGGACGTGCGGGGGAACGCCGAAGGCGCGCGACACTTCGACCACGCTGAAGCCGCGCGTCTCGACGAACTGCGATTCCTTGTTGTTGACGCTGAGAAACTCGACCTTCATCTCCTGGTCGAGCACCGCGGTCGCGCCGGCGTTGCGCGGCCCGGAAAAACGCTGTTGCCAGTCGTTGCGGATCTTCAGCTTCTCGTCGGGCGCGACCTTGCCCTTGGTCGTAAGCACGGTCGAAGGCTGGGCGTTGTTGTCCCAAAAGCGCGCTGCGAACTCGTTGGTCGATGCGGCCGCCTCGAAGGTGTTGCCGAGCAGCTTCAGCCGGTCGATGCCGCATAGCCCGTCGCGGCTGAAGCCCGGCACGTAGAAGATATCGTTGCGCGACAGCCGCTCGCGCGAGCCGTCCGGCAGCTGCGCGTCATAAAACATCTCGAGGCCATCGGCCTTGTCCCAATGATGCACTGGCGCGATCGCGGTCGGGAGCAGCCGCGATAGCGCCGAAGGGCGGTAGAGCGCGTCGCGGTGGATATACGAGCCAAACCGGCCGCACATCAGCAGGTCGCCGAGCATCAACTCCTTGAGCAGAAAGGCGGGCTGGACCGCGTTCGCGCTGGTCAGGAAGATCTGCGCCTGAGGCGCGTAGTCGATCCGCTCCTTGCCGTCGCCAACCCGGCGGTAATAGTGAAACGGCGTCATCGCGAACAGGCCGCACAGCACCTCGAGCGCGCGGAGTACTGCCGGCACGCTGAGTGCGCGCGCCTCGCACATCGGCACGCCGGCCGAGCCCCGGCCGAGCAGGTTCAGCACGGTCATGCCACCCGGGTCGTTCAGCCCATCGGCGCCGGCGACGATCGCGCCGGACGACGCGGCCGAGCCACGCCAGCCGTCGATCGCCGCGCGAGCACGGTCCAACATTCCCATGCTCACATCCCTGTATATTCGAAGCCGTCGTCGTGGGTCGCCAGCGCCGCGCCGATTGCGGCGATCAGCGCGACCGGGTTGTCGATCTTGGCTTCGTTGCGCGGCTTGCGCGGGTAGACGTTGTCCTTGGCGTCCTGCTGAGCGACGACGTTGCTCATTTCCCATTCCATCACCGGGCAACCGGCGTGGCGGATCAGTTCGGCCTTGGTCCAGGCGTCGAGTTGCTTCATCGGGTCCGAGAAGTTGACGACGGTCGGCCGAACCTCGAGCACCGGCGCACCCGACTTCATCAGGCGAGTCACGAGCATGGTCGCCTGAGCGGGGTCATAGGCGACGTGGGCGACATCGAGGATCTCGCGGAGCTCGCCGATCGCGATCTCGATCTCCTCGTAGTCGGTGATGTTGCCTTCGCTCACGTCGAGCAGGCCCTGAGCGTCCCAGCCCTGGTAAGCGCTCACATCCTCGACCGCTTTGGACGGCAGGAAGTACCGGCCTAGGCGGATGTACGGGTCAGCCTTGGTCGGCCGGTCGCCTTCCGGCAGGATCAGCACCTCGAGCGCGGCGATATCGACCTTGGAGGCGAGATCTAGGCTCAGGACCGCCCGTCGGCCGCGAAACTGCTCGATCGCATCCGCAAACCGCACCGGGATCGCGTCATCGGCACACCGGCGCCACGCCTCAATGTCGAAATAGGCCGCCTTCGCCGCGACCCATAGGTTGAGGTGCTTGGTCTTGAAGATCCCGCGCTTGCGCGGGGTGGCGATCGCGTCGCGTTGCCGCGCCAGCAGGTACTCGAGCCCGACCGAGACGCCGATGCAAGGGTTCGCCTTGCGGAGCGCCGCCTCCGACTTCCAGTCATCCTCCTCGTCGATCGAATATTCGGCAAAAAACGTGTCGTCATCAAGCGGCGGGCCGCCATTGTGCCCGATGCCAGCGAGCCGTTCGCGCTGCTCGAGGATCATCGCGTAGCACGGTCCGGCGAGGTTCTCACCGGCGGTGGTGATGAGCAACTGCAACGGCTGGTCGCGCGCGCCCATGCCGGTGATCATCGTGTCGACCTGGGCGTCGTCGACGTGTTCGTGATATTCGTCGTGGATCGAGCAGCTGGGCGACTGCCCGTCGCCCGGATCGCCGATGATCGTCTCCATCCGGGAGCCGTCGTCCGGGCGGTGCAGCTGCTTCGCCAGCACCTCGATGTTGTATCGTTCCTTCAGCCGCTTGAGCTTCTGGACCATCAGCCTAGCCGGCCGGAAAACCTCCCATGCCTGTTTCTCGTTGGTCGCGCCCGAATAGACCTCGGCGCCGAACTCGTTGTCGGCGCACAGCATGTAGAGCGCGATGCCCGACGCGATCGCCGACTTGCCGTTCTTGCGCGGCACGACCAGCATCCACCGGCGAAACCGGCGCGTATCCTTCTGCGGCCCGGCCTTGTGGACCCAGCCGAACACGCACGCGATGTTCCAGATCTGCCACGGCTCGAGCACCAAGCGCTTTTTCTGGCGCGCCCAAGGCCCTTTCGTGTGTGGCAGGCGCTCGATGAACTGGCACGGCCGGCTCGCTCGCACCTCGTCGAAGCGGAACGGGAAGTCATCGTCGGCGCTGCGCACCAACTCCGTGATGAACCGCTCGCACTGGCGGCGGATATACTTCCCGGCCGGGATCTTCCCCGAGACGACGTCGCCGGCGTACTGCCGCGCGATCGCCGCGTGGTCACGCGCCGGCGCGCCCGGCGCGCTCGCCACGGCGATTAGACGATGAGCGGCTCAGCGCCGCGATAGCTGCCGCGTTCGTGTGCGATCATGGCGGCCACCTCAGAAATCAAACTCGTCGCCGCTGCCCGGATCATCCTTCTTGCCGCCGGTGAGGCGGAGGAAGGCAGACGGTGTCAGCCCCAATTCGCCGAGGAGCGACTGCGCTTGACGCATCGCGTCCGACAACATCGCCACTTCCGGCCGCGCGCGGATCATCGTCGTGATGACCTGTTGCCCGTCGACCTTGCGCACCGTCGTGCTTTCGCAGGTGTCCCCGACCACCTCGAGAACCGCCTGCCAGCGTTGGATTTGCTCCTGGCGCTGGGCGAGGATCGCGACGAGCTGGATAAACGACGGGTCGGCCCGACCTTGGTGTTCGAGAATCGCCGACGTTTCTCGGAAGAGTAGCTGCGCAAGATCGGACAAATGCAGCGGTGGAACCATGCAACTCGCCGGCGTCGCCGGGAGCTTCGCACGTTCCGCTGCGGTCAACGCGCGCGTTGGATCCTTACGCTTCCGACCGGCGCCTGGCCGTGATCCACCACTCGGCATCGGCCGTTCTCCCGGGGATCATTTTGGTTTTGATTTCGCCTGCGCGAAAATTTGACTGACGAGCGGTGTCCGGCCGGCCGGGCCTCAGAGATTTTACCCACCCCCGTCCCACATGGTGAAATCGGCCCAAAACGGCCATTTTTCTCACAATATGGGACGTTTTCAGCGATCCGGGCGATCGCGCCGGGCGGCGGTGCGTTCCGCCGCACTTTTCGCGTCATGGCAGGGGATGCACAGCCCTTGCTTGTTTGAGCGGTCGTCCGTGCCGCCTTCGCTGAGCGGCTTGATGTGGTCGACGCGCGTGCTGGCGGTCGTGCGGCCGAGCTCGAGGCAAGCTCGACACAGCGGCTCCTCGGCGAGCACCTGTGCACGATCGCGCTGGCCGGCGCGCCCGCGCTTACGTTTATCGACGAACGTCGACGTGCGCTGCCAGGGCTTGCGCTCCTTCTGCCCGGGCCGGACTAGGCTGGACGGTTGCGACGGCATCTAGGCCGACGCCATGTCGATCGTAACGGCATGCCATGCGGCATCCGGTGCCGGCCGGTCATAGAACCGGATGTAGGTGCGCGAGCCTATGACGCGCATGGAGTCACGGATGGCGTCCATCGCGCGCTGCCAGCGTTCGTCTGCGATATCCACGCGCAGCAGCATGAACAGTTCGGCGCGGTTGATCTTGCCTTCCTTGTCCACCTGGAAGACGCGGTTCACCAGCGCACGAAGTTCGATGGCGCTGCCGACTGCCCACTCGGTCAGGCATTCGTCGATCAGTGCTTTCGCGGACTGCAGCTCGGGGCCGAACTCGAGCAGATCGGCAACCTGCACCTGGACCTTCTCGCATCCATCGAAGGAGACGAGCGTGATGTTGCCCTTCTTACCGCCAAGAGGCGCGCCATAATCCTGCGCCAGCAGCGCCTGTAGCGCGCTCACCGCCTCGAACGCCTGCACCTTGAACACGGCGATCTGCTCGGACAGCGCGCGTGCGGCGACGAGAACGTCGCGCACGGTTTCATCCATTAGCAGATCGGCCGCCTTGATCGTCGCGATCGGCACCAAGCTGCCCTTCGCATCGCGCAGATAGGGCATGCCGCCGACGTCGATCGCGGCCGGATGTTGGGGCTTGCTCATGCGCTAGGGATTTCCCGTCCGAAAGCCGGTGCGGCGATATCGCGCCCGCGACGGGCGTCGGCAGCGAGTTTGCGGAGAAGCCCGACCGAGATGCCGATCTTGGCGCTGTCGGGATGGCCGGCCGCGAGCACGGCTTCGATCTTGGCGAGGTCGGTCATCAGAACATCGCCTTCGTTCCGTCTTCGCTGATCGCCAGCGGCGCGGCGCTCGGCCGACGCGCGCTGGCCCCACGGAAGGCCGCGACAAGATCGTCGGCGAAGCGCTGGGCCAGTTCCTCGACGTCGTGGAGATCTCGGGGGCGGGTACCCAACCGCGCACGCGACACGATCGTATCCCAACGCGGGGTCATCCGGTCGAGAAGATCCGCGATCTGCGGGCGCGGTTGGGGCGTCGCTTCGACGCGGCGCAGCTGCGATAGCACGCGAAGTGAGGCGGCTTGGTCCTGGGACATGGTAGTCTCCTTCAGGAACGACGAAGCCCGCCGCGCGGGGGTGCGCTGACGGGCTCGGGACACAGCTGTGCCGGGGTCGTTTATGTCGGTTCGGTGACCGCTTTTCGCCGCGCCCTTGTGGGCAGTGCCCCTAAGGTCACCCCTGCGATCAGACGCGGCGCCAGCCGTTCAGGGCACGCACCAGGATCGCCAGCGCGCGGCGGTTCGACATGCGCGCTGCGCGTGCCGCGGCGACCAGGCCGACGTCGTCGATGATGATCGAGAGCAGCATGGTGGCGTGCGAGCCGATCGCGGCGCGCCACCGCGTGTACGCCTGTTCGCGCAGCACCTGGCCGAGCCTTTCCTCGGCCGCGCTGTTCGGCCCGCCTCCGCCAAATCCCCCGGTCCACCGCGCGGTCCGCACCGAGACGTCGGCGACCGTCGCCGCATAGGCCGCGCCGATCTCCTCAGCCGCCGCCAGCTGGTGCGCATCGAGCGAGCCGGCTTTCACCAGGCGAGCGAGCGCCCCTTCCCGCCTGCTTTCCGCCTGGGCGTGGTCGAGCGTTTCGGGAGTAGCGTTGACCTTGTGCGACCAACGCTCGCGGAGCGCGACGCGCGCCTCGATGTCGTCAGCGAGCACGATCGGCGCGGCCGGTTGTTTCTTGCTGCGCCTGCCGGTCGGTTTTGGCGGACGAGGGCGCGGCGCGCCGAGCACGAGGAGCTCGACCCGCTGCCGCTCGCGTTCCTTACGCGATACCGTCATCTCCGTAGTCATGATCGTCCCCGCCAAGCGCCTCAACCGGCGGGACATGATCCAGAACGGCGATCAGCGACAGGTGACTTTGTGGACCCGTCCCGCTGCTCCCGATCACGTCCTGGTCAACGATCCAGCCTTGCGAACGCAGTTTCTCCGCGATCATCTTCTCCGTCAGCCCCGGCACGCTGATCGCGCGCTGCGAGCCGGGAGCGCGCTCGATCATCTTTTCGGTGGCGAGCTGGTGGACCAGCGTCTTCGCGCGGGTCTTCCCAACGCCCAGCGCTTTGGCGATGTCGAGCATGGCAGGGCTATGGCCCTTCGTCCGCAAATGCTCAGTGATATACGCCAACGCCTCCGCTTTCCGCGACGGCCGGACTGGCAGCAGTGCATTCATCCGCGATTGGTATCCCGACCCCTACGCACATATAACAGAGACTTCATCTCACCGCTACCAAACCACGCTTAGCCGCACAGGCGTAGCCACTCTGCCTCGACCTTAGGCGCCCATTGCGAGCCGTCAGGCGGTTTGCAGGAGCTTTAAATATTAACGGTCGGTCGAGGCACCGCCAGGGCTATAACCAAGCGGATGCGGGCAAGATTAGAATTCCGTTATGTAGGACGAAATCTAAAGTGTGGATAAAGTGTCCCAATTGTGGCCACAACAGGACAACTCGACTGGACACTGAGATTTTCTGACTTTAAACGAGAAAACCGGAGCGCCTTCGAACGCTCCGGTTAACTTGAGGCCCGTCGTCGGGCTGGTTCAATGCGATAACGGCTGGTTAGCATCCTGCCGATTTGTGTCAACCTGTTCGGCGGCCTCTTTCTAAGGAAAGAAGTCGATGAACAGTTATTTTGTACGCATTCAGCTCAACGCGATAAACGGTGTGAGCGCCGACCGGCATACCTACGATCGGCTTCACGCCGCGATGGCTCGTATCGGAGCGTCCCGTACGATCACTGGATACGATCGCGGCTTTGCCGAAACCTACGATCTTCCGCATGCTGAATACACAATGGAGAGCAAACTCGACGTGCAGAGGTTGCGTGACGCGATCGCAGGCGGCGTTTCGACACAGTGGGCCGACAACGAAATTCTGGTGATCGAGTGGGCGAAGTGTGCATGGAAGCTTAGCAAGCACGTGCCGGCACTGCCGTCTCGTACTGGGACGCAAAGCGTACTCGGCTTCTACAACTAGATTTCGGATTCAAGCTGCTCTTAGCAGAAAATTACGAGGGCGCGGCGGAGAACCCCTCCGCCGCGTTCCCGCAAAAGCCGCAGATGCAGGTCGCGCGTTGTGCCAAAAGATCGCGATCATACCCCCGCGGTACCCCGGCCGCACCGCCGCCTCATACGCCCTGATGTTGGAGCTGGGTACAGTCCGGCCTGTGTGCTCGGGAGCCGAGGAGAACTATGGCTCCCCCGCACTCCGGCCCGATGCCAGGACGGTGGCTTCGGCGATCAGACGGTCCATGACCAGCTCCAGCTTCGAAGTATCATAGAAGCCACCGGCCAAAATTTCGTCGCTTTGTGCAAAGAAGTGCCTGGTGTACGTCTCCTTGTGTTCAAGGGCGCCGTGCCAGGCTTCGACGTCCTTCTTGAAATTGCTCCACAATACTTGGGCCGGCCCATAATTGGGCAATGCAAGATCAAGATAGCACTCGATCGCGGCAGCCCGGCCGTTGATGTCGCTGCTAGAAATGCCCTCGGGGCCGCGTGCCGGGAACTCGCAGAAGGTCTCATGGTCGGGTAGCACCATTGATCGCATATTTTCGGGCATGCCGAGCCTTTGCAGGCGGCAGTGCGCCCCTCGACCTTCCGCATCATTGTCGAGCAGGAAGAGAATGTTATTCTGTACGTCAATTCTGACCAAGCCTTCGGCGAACTTCACCAGATTGCCGGTGCCCGAGAAAGGGTGACTTTCGTTCACATCGATAAAGTGGAAGAAGTCGGCGACGTCGGGCCGGAGAATGTTCAGAGCGCGCTTCACAATCAGGGCGTCCGAAGTGCCTTCGGTCGCCACTAGAACACGCTTGTAACGTGGTGCGCCGGTGATGAAGGAGGCAGCCTCCTCCCACCCGTTCTCGACCAGCGTCCCATATTGCCAGACCAGTTCCGCATCGGCGTTTCTGCCATCGTGACCTAACACCTGAAGCATCGAATAGGCGTCTAGGATGAACATCGCCGAACCAAAATACTGTCTTTCTGATTCGGCATACCCACTCATCCATCGGTAGGGGCTGTGCTCTACCGGGATCCTACTGATTTCGTCGGTAAGCGCGGCAAAGCGACCTGGCGGTGGCGCTTCCTTTCCCTCCTCGACCGTCAACCTCACGGGGCGGGTGTCGAGGTCCGTCAACGGAAAACGGCGGCAGAACGCGCAGAATTCATCAAAGGGCATGAAGTTGGTTTGCGCTCGCACGCCGGGCACATTCATGGATGTGACGTAGCTAGCGGAGGCGGTGGCGTCGCGCACCGCTTCCTCATAGGCGAGGCGAGCGCCTTCGAGATTATGTCCGACCAAATCCAAGCGGGGCAGCACGCGCCCTAGCGGGCGGGCAAATGCCGCCTCGTATGCGGCGGGATCCTCATTGTTCGCCGAGAAATAATCATAGTCGATACCGTCGCTTCGGCGCCTCGTCCGATCCCCTTCTTGGAACAGGAAGCCATGATCGAAGCCTATCCCATTTTTCGCCCAATCGAGGCTCATGCCCTCGATCTCGAGATGAATCTCAGTCCCCACGCTTCCCCCCTCGATCGGCGTAGCATGCCCTTGTCGTCCGGACGTGTCGAGCTGTCCGGTGTGACGCTAAGCGCTGGCCCGGAATCTGTCGCGCGCGGCCCACGCGCTTGTGAGATCAGCACATGAAGAACATCTGATCTCGTGACAGCCGTTGGGTTAGGTCAACGGCCTAAAATAGCCGTTCTCAGGCCGGCGGCTTCGGCTGCGGACGCGGACGTACACGCGACGGAGATGCCCTCCGCCGGGTCCGCTTTATGCTCTGGCATTTTGGCGGAGTTCCTATGGAGATGACGCGGTTGTACCCCCCCCCCCCCGGCAGTACCCACCACGCTCAGACGTATAAACGCTTACGGCCGAAAAGATGCATTGCGCTCCGCCGATTTAAGCGCCTCCTGAGCTATCGCCGCTTTGGCGGGGCTCCGGGTTGTCGCCAGTCCAGCCGACCGGCCTCAGCCGTAGCAACGAAGAACGGCGAGCTCAGATCCAAGTCCGTCGGCAGCGACGTACAACCCTTCGGTGCCGTCACTTCCCGCTTCCTGTAGCGGCTCTTGTCGTTCTTGCTGTTTGCCATCAATTTTTCTTCAAAACGCTCTCGATCTCTCGTCGCGTCATCCTACGAACGCACAAGTCCGTTTTTCGGCGGGGAGTTCCGCCAGGAGCAGTAGTCGTAAAAACCGTCGAGCCATCGGCGTTCAATACGAAGCGCTTCTCTGTTCCCATTTCGTTCTTAATCCACGTCTTGTCAAGCGTTCCCCTCGCAAGCTGCCAGTCTAGACCATCCTCGACCGAGGCCAGTGCGTTCGCCACCTCCAGTGCGGAGTTGTAGCGGTTGTTGCGATCGGGCTCGATGCACTTGACTATCACCTTCCGTAGTCTCGTCGGAACATGCTCGTCGAAGGCTTGTCGGTCAGGGAAGGTGCCGGCCAGTATCTCGCCAGCCAAGGCCGTCATGTTGATATTTCCACCGTGCTCGAAGCGGGAGAATTGCCGATTGAATGCATCGTTTCCGATCGTCATCCGATAAAGCGTGAGTCCGACCTGGTATATATCGAACCTGAGGTCGAACTGTTGATTGGTCGTCGCCTCCGGTGGTGCCATTCGAATGTAGAGCCCATTGGGCCGCGCGAGCCCCAATTGCATCTGCTTAGCGAGCCCGAAATCGGCGAGCAGAGCTTCGCCCCGGTTTGAAAGCAGGATGTTGTCCGGCTTGATGTCGAAGTGGATCAAACCTTTACTGTGGATGTTGTGCAGGCCGCTCAGCATCTGGCAGCCGAGGCGCACGGTCTCACGTGCCGTCAGATTGCTCGCGGCCATCAGCCCTTTAACGGAACCCCGCCTGTATAGAGGCATGGCGACGTACACGCTGTCCTGATCCTCGCAGGCATAGTGCACCTGAACCACATTTTGATGGGCGGTGGCGTAGAGCGCTTTCGCTTCATCGAAAAACCCGTTCACGCTATGGAGAGAGCTTTTCGCAATGGTCTTCATTACGATCTCTGCGCCGAGTTGGACGTCGTGCACGATCCAAGTCTTAGAGTTTCGGCCGTCTGATCCTATTTCGCGAATTTCCGCGAACTGAAGTTCCGCCCGCTTATATGGCTGCAGCATTCAGGCCCCCTTCGCGCAAAGCATGGCTTCGCGTTGCTCCTTGTTCATCGTTTGCCAGTCGTCGATACCGGGATCAATGGTGCCGTCGACGATCGGCTTGAACTGCGTCCTAGTAAGTTTAAGGCGCGACATGATCGACGAGACATGACCAATATAATATGCTTCAAGTTCGCTGCTGGCGAACGACTCTTGGATCACTCCTTCGAGTTCGACGCGTCGTATATTCATATTTTGCGCGCTCGGTTCGGTCACCCTGATGCCGGCCCGCTGCACTCCATACTCTCGCATGACATCAAGCAGGTGGCTCCGAACGTACTTCAGCGATTCAGGGGTGTCGAACGCAGCGGGAATGCGGATTTCATCTACGTTGACGAACTCATCCGCGGTGGCATCGTATATGGCAAACGTCACCGTACTGGGCGAGACGCGGATTCCTATTGTCTTCATTATTCATCGTGACACGGCAATAGTGGCGTTGACAAGCGCCCGATCGAAAGCCGCGCCGCTTCAGCGCCTCCCGTAGTGCAATCGGTCATCATCGTGGCGGAAGCACGGCGGACATGCCCTCCGCCGCGTGCGTGCCTCACCCGCGGATTTCCGCGATGCGCGCGTCTTTCGCGACGCGGCCGTACCCCGCCGTTACCCCGCCGCCGGCTTGCTGGTCGCCGTTCGGTCATGCGGATTCACGACCGAGGGCACGCCGCTGGCGGCGCCCATGCTCAGATTGAAGGGTGGCGGCTCCGGCGTTTGTGAGAGCATGTGCAGGTCGCCGAGCGCGGCGGCAATCAAGTGCGCGACCTCCATCCGCGAATTTCGCATCGACCGGTCGATCTTACTCAGAAACGTCCGGCGCAACTCCAGCGGCAGCGCGATGATCTCCGCGCCAACACGGGCCATCACCGCCTTGGCATCCAGCTCGCGTCCCTGCGCGTCGAAGATTTCCATATACCGAAAGCGGGCCGCGATCTTCCCGGCCGGCAGGTCGATCCACTGCTCCAACTCGCCGGGCTTGCGCCCCGACACGAGGTTGCGATCGGCGGCGGTCCACTCTCGCGTTCCGTCGAACACGACGTAGATCAGCTCGTCATCTCGAATCGTTCTCATGGAGAGAACATGACAAGAACATTTCCAACAGCGCAAGCGGTCTCTTGGCTAAGCCGGATTAGCGGCTTCCAATGGTCGGCATCGGCTTCATCCGCGAGTAAAAGCGCTATTTGCGCTCGAAGGCGACAATCGGATCGAGTTTGCCATCCAGCATCAGGCGCCAGCGCCTGAACCGAACCTCGCCGATGACGGCCGTATTTCCGGTAGCGGCCAAAGGTACAACAACGGTCGTTACTCCATATGAACGCTCGTTTTTCGCGATCAGTCCAAAGCGGCCACCACGGAGTTGGATGTCGAGCGCTTCAGCCGCATCAATCGTTGCGCTGCCAAGATCAACCTCCAGGCGGAGGCCGGATACACCAACGCCAGAAACCTCTTTAGGCTCGCACGTAAACGCCGAGCCGATTTTCTCGCCGGAGAGATAGACCATCCATTCCCCAGCAAGAAGGAAGCCATCACCACCGAAACCGGGGATCAGATAAGCGAGCGCGGAAGTGGGCGTGCCGTTGAATATCTCGATGCGGTCAGCGGACACGAACGCCGAATTGGACATGAAGTTACTCACCTTTGGGTACGGGAATAAGAGCACTCACGGAGCGAGGAACGGTTGATCGTCACCCCGCTTCAAGGTCCCGATCGTTGTCGAACAGCCCTGCCCTTCATGTAGCAGGGCGTCGCGCAACCAGTTGTCGCGGCCAAGGTAGCCGATCGTGGCATTTCGGCTACATTTCACGACTACGGCATCCGCGTCGTAGGGATTGCCGATCTCCGCGAACAACATCACCCGTTCGCCCTCCCGGCATGCTTCGATCGCACGTTGATAAGATGCCTCGCCGACGATGCTGACATGATAGGTGCGCGCCCCGTCCGCCATTCTGATCCCTCCGAAGATCGCCTCCACGAGAGGTCGCATACAGCCGGGATTGTTGCAAACGGTTGTAGATCAGGCCGAGGAATTGCTCTCAAGCGCCCGGCACAGACCCTGCGCGTGCTGGACGAGGAGCAGTTTCACCGCTGCTGGAAGTGCCGCGAACGCCTCGAGCATCGCCGCCGCCTCGTCGTCGAGCGGTGCGCCCGCGATCCGCTGACCGGTCACGATCCAGTACCAGTCTGCACCCGCTGACCCGATTCGCAGCAGATATTCCGTCGATGGCAATGCGCCCGCCTCATAGCGGTGCTGACTATTGAGACTGACGCCCCCCAGCTCAGCCAGTTGCGTTTGATTTAGGCCGATTTCTTTCCGCCACGCCCGCAAGCGCTCGCCAATTTTCTCATCACTGGTGAAAATCTCTTGACGAATTGCCACGGTTGAGACATTTCTAAGGCGGTTTACAACAAAATGGCACATTACAGATGTTGGCCGTCCGAGTCCCTGCCGAAGCGCTAAAGGAACGAGCTCTCGTCGCACGCGCGCGCTTCGAAGCGTCCGGCACCAACATCAGCCAGTGGGCGCGCGAGCGCGGTTTCTCGGTCAGCCTCGTTCAATCGGTGCTCTCTGGAAACCGCGCCTGCCGGCGCGGCGAATCCCACAAGATCGCCGTCGCGCTCGGCCTCAAGCCGACGGTGGCACCACCGGGCATGAACGAACCAGCCGATCCCCGCTTCGACGCGGACGTGTTGGAGCAGGTGCCATGAGCGCCCTCAGCGACTACACGCCATCCACCGCTCGACACCGCCTCCGCTATTGGACGGGGATCGACGGCGGACTGGATGCCATGGCCTTGGTTGCCGGACTGAACGGCAAACCGCACCCGATCGAGCAGGTGGGGGTGCGAAATGCCATGCAGATGCTGATCATGGCAAACATCCGTTTGGCGCGAGCCCAGCTTGCGGTGGCGCAGTCGGACGAGGTTACTCTGGAGCCGGGTTCGTGATCCCTTCCATGATCTTGCCCCCGGTCTGCGCGCTGTCGAACTCCGCGGGAGGCGGATTTTTCGCGAACGAGTTGACCCTACCCTCCGCCGCTTCGGCGACGCCGGTCCAGCGGCTGTGCAACTCCTGGAGCAGCGCGACAACGATTTGCCGTATCGGAGATACAGGCATCCCAAATCCTCTTCGTGGGTGTGTAAGCAACACCACGATAGCCGGACGGGGTCGGGCGTCCAGCCCGGCCCCTGAAGGCTGCACCCTTTCATCATCACCAACCCTTCCCCCCTTCGGCCGCTTGCAGACCGGCCGATTCCCCAGCGAGGCGGAGCGCACGCGATCGCGCCCGACCCAGCGGGAGCTCCTTGGGTGTCTGCCGTACCCGCGTACCGGCAGCGATCGACCTCCTCCCCGATCGCTGCCGCCAATCATGGGTACGTCGCGCCGCTCGATCCGTCGCTGCGGATCGGCGCCAAATTCCCGTATCTCGAGCTCGGCCGCCATGCGGGCGGCGAGCGGCGCCGGCGGGCCGACCCCCTGCCCGTCGGCGTCGTCCCTATCGGGGCAAGGGGTATGACGAAGGCCCGCCCGATCTTCGAAGACGCGCTGCTGCGCGTGCTAGGCGATCTCACGCCCGCACGCTGCGCGCTCATCACCGGTCGCGCCGCAGCGTATTTGCGCGAGGCGAGTGATCCGGACCGGCCGCAGCGCCTCACCGTCCAGGACATGCTCAAGCTCGACATCGAGCATCTCGCCTTCGATGGCACGACACCGCTGTTCGCCGCCTATGGCGCGCTCGTCGCGCAGGCGCGCGCTGAGGTCTATGCCGACGCCGTGGCGATCGGCCGCGCCACGAAGGACGTGCTCAAGGAAGATGGCGAGGCGCACCTCGCGCTGTTCCTCGCGTCACAGCCGGACGCGACCGATCACGATCTTCGCGCCGCGCTGCGCGAAACGGAAGAGGCGGTCGCGGCGCAGTCGCAGGCGATCCAGGTTGTCCGCGTCGCCCTCGAGAAGCGCCACCAGCAGCCGCCGTAAGCCGGGCGCCCACCGTCATCTCCGAACCCAAGCCGCCCGATGATCTCTCGATCGTCGGGGCGGAAAACTGCTGCCTGGAACCTGCCGCATGTCCTGCCGACCTGATCTCTACAAGGCGCGCATCACCTTGGATCGCACGCTGCTCGAGCTACGCGACGTCGAGCGGAACGTCGGCGGTGCTGCCCAACTCAACGTGGCGCGCGCGCGGGAGTATCTCGCGGCCGCTGACATCGAGCTCGGTCGGGCGGTGCAACTCATCGCGCCCCCTGCCGTGATTTTCGAGCGGCTGCGCTGATGCCCGCGCTCACCCCGGGCGCGTATCTCAAGATGCGCCGCTGCGCGGCCCGCCTGTCGGTTGCCGACGTCGCCGCGCGCATCGCCACGGTGCCGCGCCTGGCCGAACACGCCCTCGTCGAGTTGATCGAACTGATCGAGGCGGACGCCGCGCCGGCGAGCTTCGCGACGATCGTCGTCTTCAACAACGTCTATCCATTCGACATCGCGGTGCTCGCGGCGCTCGAGCGGATCAGTCTCGGTGCGGATCTCGCACCGCCACGCCTCTGCCGCGTCTGCGCCTGTAGCGACCACGATCCATGCTTTGGCAGAACCGTGTTCGGTCCATGCTTTTGGGTCGAGGACGATCTCTGCTCGTTCTGTGCGGCCCCGCCGGCGCGGAGCGCGACCGGGTGAACGACCTGCCGCCCCCGTCGCCTCGGGCAGTCCGGCGCGCGCGAATCGCGATTGACGTCGCGATCATCGTCGCCGGCGTCGCCGTCGCCTTCGCCCTCACACGCCATCCCGCCCCGGCGCTGGTGACCCTCGCGGTCGCCCTGTTGGTCGCCGTCACCGCTTTCGTCGTCATCATGAGGGAGTTTTCCCGATGAAGCCTGATCTCGTTTCGCTCGATCGCCCAGTGCCCGCACCGTTCATCCACCGGCAGGATTGCCGTTGCCCTGACTGCCCGGGCGGTCGCCGCCCGCTCGATCCCGTCACGCGCGCCACGCTGCTGTTCTCCGGCGGCATGGGCATCGGCTTCGTGCTGGTCGCCGCGTCCGGCAATCTGGAGGCAGCGCTCCGCGCGCTGTTCGGCCTGTGAGCCGCGAACCGCTCGATATTGCCAGGCACCTGATCGTCCAGACGCTCGGCGCGGGCATCAGCCATCGCATCGAACCTGACGCGATCCTGATCGATGATCTCGGCGCCGACAGTCTCGATCTGATCGAGCTCCAATGTGCGATCGAAGATCTCGACCTCGATGCGCCCGACGCGGCTTTCCCCCGCAGCATGCGCGTCAGCGACGTGGCTGCCCTCATTCCAGAAGGATTCAGCTCGTGA